AATTATAGCCACCTTATTTCATTGGAAGATGAGCTAATTATATCAATCTTGCGTTTATAGGAGGCGAGCAAATGGAAATCACAATTGATGACTGGATTCTTGACAATTCTGTCGAGAAATCGATCAAGAAACTGGGGCTAGTCCCTGAAAAAACGTTGAAGGGCAAGACGTGGGACGTTGACGAGTTCCGCAAAAAATGCTTAGGCGGCAAAGGTCGGGCATGGGTAAAGCGTGAAATCTTTGACCGCTACCCAGAAATATATGTTGATAACGGCGGTTTCGTCGTTGACCCGTTTCCAGGCACTGGGCATAAAACAATCATCTATGCCTACGACGCAAGCCTTTGGGTCAACGACCACTACCACGAATTTAATTGGAGGAGTTAAAAATGGCTATCGCTGTATTTCTATTAGGATTGCTAGTCGCAGTCTTGTTCATCGGCCTTGTAGATCTAACCAACAAGGTTGCTGCGCTTGAACGTGAAATGGGTATTAATCGAGGTGGTAAACATGGGAAGTATCAAAGCTAGTGTCTGGTCGCTGTTAAGTGGTGGCTTTGTCTATGCCGAAATGACAAGCCATGTAATCTGGGCAAACTGGTTGGCGCTGGTGTGGATTGCCATGTTTTCATGGCAGATCACTGTATCGACAACGAAAAAAGGCACTACCCGCCAGTAGTGCCGTCAGATAAATAACATACGAGGTAAGTATACCATGATTTTCGACAAAGAAGAATTTAACCAAATTATGAGCGCTGAATGTTTACTGTTTGATGCATCAATGGATCTGAGCCGGATGCTACCGGTGATGACAGATTTAGATGAAGCAATTGACAATCTGGAGTCAGTCGAGTATCAAGCACTCAGCGCAGTACTTAAAATCAAGGAACTTAAGGCTAAGTTAGGAGTGGAAAAGGATGAAAACTAACGAAATCATCGAAAACATCACCAGCGTAGAAGAAGCATATCGCAAAGGTGATGTTGACAAGCGGGTGTTTGAAGACACGATCGAATCTCTGCAGTGTGAACTTAACGATAAGCTCGATGCTATCGCATATTTGATTGATGAAACTGATAAAGATTTGGCTGTACTGAATCATGAAAAGGAGAAGTATGGCCAACTCAAATCGGATATCGCAACTGCAGAAAATAAGAAAAAGAGCCTTAAACGTCTGCTCGGCTACCTGGTGTTTAACTCAGGCAAAAAGAAAATCCGTACTGACAATCACATCTTTGGAAAGCGAAGTTCTGAAAGCGTTGAGTTCTCTGACGATTCACTGGTACCAGATGAATACTACAAGGTTACAGTAAAACGAGAACTAAGCAAGTCGCTCATCAAAGATGCAATTAAAAAACAAAATAAGAAAGTGCCTGGCGCTTACATTGCTACTAACTATACCGGGACAGTGAAATGAGGTGATTAAATGCGAATTCGTAGCGCTAAAGACACAAGCCGGACTGCCAACTGGCGTATCTGCATCTACGGTAAGCCGGGCGTTGGCAAAACGACAGCAGTTAAGTATCTGACCGGTAAAACACTGGTCCTGGCACTGGACAACTCGGATAAGGTTCTGGCCGGTGAAGACATTGACATTGCCGACTTTAACCGAACGAGACCAGACGAAGAGATCACTGCCTTTATCGTTGACATGCCTACTTTAAGTAAGCAGTACGACAATATCGTGATTGATAACATCTCAAGCTTTGAACGCGACTGGTTCATCGAACGTGGACGTGCTACCAAGTCCGGCATCAACAATGAGCTGCAGGACTACTCGGCATGGACAAACTATTTTGCACGAGTAATCAGTGCAATCTACCAGTATCCAGTCAACATTCTGGTAACTGCTTGGGAAAAACAGGTGCCGATCACAACTGCTACTGGTCAGACATTCAATCAGTTCGCACCAAACATTCGTGACAACGTACGCGATATGTTCATGGGCCTGACTGATATCGTTGGCCGAGTAGTCATCAAGCCGGAAGACGGCTCACGTGGTGTGATTCTGGAAGGCAACGATGGCGTATTCGCTAAGAATCGCCTAGATAGCAGAAAGGGATGCAAAGTCGAAGATCTATTTAACTTTGCTGATTCTAATGTTTAAGCTATTCGGTTATCAGCAACAGCTAGTCGACAAGGCTCGCCAGTCGCTTGCTAAAGGTAATCACTCAGTTCTGCTGGTCAGTCCAGCGGGATCTGGAAAGTCAGTCATGATTGCCGAAATCACCAGACTGGCAATCGAAAAAGGCGGACACGTGATGTTTATGGTTCACCGCAAAGAGCTGGTCAATCAGATCGTCGAGACTTTTCTTAAAGACGATATCGACCTGAACCACACGACTGTCATGACGGTTGGCAAAATCAAACATCGGTTAGGCAAGTTGCCGACTCCCACACTGATCATTACAGATGAAACGCATCATAGTCTCGCTAAGACCTATCGAGATATCTACAACTGGTATTCCGATGTGCCACGTCTGGGGTTCTCAGCAACTCCCTGGCGCTTGTCAGGCAAGGGACTGGGAGATGTCTATGACGACATGGTCGAAGGACCGAGTGTTCAGTGGCTGATTGATCATAACTATCTGGCAGACTTTACCATGTACGGCTATGACAGTGGGGATGATTCTCAACTTAAAAAGTCATCCACCGGCGATTACACCGGGCGATCGATGGACGACTACGCCAAGACAATAATTCGTGGCGACGTCATTAAGACGTGGCGCGAAAAGGCCGATGGGCGCAAGACGATCGTCTACTGCCATGCAGTGTGGTTCAGCAAAGAGGTTGCTCAGGCATTCAACGATGCCGGTATTAAAGCGGCTCACGTTGACTCTAAGACGCCGGCGGGAGAGCGAGCCAGAATCATGGCCGACTTTAAGGCCGGCAAGATTATGGTGCTCTGCAACTGTGATCTGATCAGTGAGGGCTTTAACGTTCCGGACTGCTCATGCGTAGTCCTGCTCAGACCGACTGAGTCACTGGTGCTGTATATCCAGCAGTCTATGCGTTCAATGCGATTCGTACCGGGCAAGCATGCAATCATCATTGACCAGGTCGGCAACTTTAAGAAATTCGGCACACCGGCTGCCCCCAACACGTGGACGCTGGAAGACCGCAAAAAGAAGAAAAAAGGCAACGGTGGTGGTCAGTCTGGACCGCCAGTAAGAACGTGTGAAAAGTGTTTCGCAGTCATCCCCGCGCAATCACGGATTTGCCCGATCTGTGGAGCTGAGATTGAAACCACCAAGACTGAGCTTGACATTGATCGAGACGCCAAACTCGATGATGTCACGCAATTTAAACCATTTGCAACAAATTATATCGTCACTAAACAGCCGAGCGAGCTTAAGACTCGTCAAGAGTTAGAAGAGTATGCCAAAGCCAAAGGATACAAGAGAGGATGGATTTGGTATCAGATGAAGACTCGCGGCTGGGTTAAGTAAAGAAAGGAAATGTAAACAATGTTATTTCAAGCAAACTACAAGGACCTGCAAGACCACTCATACGGACCACTGCCAGAAGGCGACTACGAGTTCGTCATCAAGAGCGTAGCAGAAAACGCCACTAAGTCTGGCGCGGAATCAATCCAGTTCAACCTGGTTGTCCGCAACGATCTGGACCAAGCAATGCCAGAAACCAATGGCAAGTACCACAACCGTCAGCTGTGGGTTGACGAGTGGAAACGTCACGCCACCAACCAATACGAAACCAACAACCTGATGTACTTCATGCAAGCGGCAGGCATCCCAGAAGGTACGCCGATCAACACGATGGAGGACTTCTACCAGATCATGACCGGTAAGCCAGTACGGATCCATATCACGGTTGAAGACAACACGTACAACGGCAAAACGACGCAAGTCAACCGGCCAGCTCCTTGGGATTGGCAGCAGACCAAGTTCCCACAAATCAATCATCAATGGAAGCAGGGGACGCAGCCATTGAGCGGTGCACAGATGCCAACCAACGGCCAAAACCAGACGTTCCAGATGCCACAGCAACCGGCTGGGCAAGAAAACTTCCCGTTCTAACGATTTAAAACGGCAGTGACCTACACACCGAGCGGGTGTAAGGCCTGCTAGAAAGGAGAGAGCGATGTACGAGAACTTACCGAGTGAGTTAAAAAAACTCTCTCAATGGGGATGCTACCACCGCATCTGGAAAGAGGAGCGGGACAAGTATACCAAGATTCCCGTCAATCCCTGGACGGGCGGACCAGGTAAGTCCAACGATTCATCCACATGGTCAGATTTTGACACTGCCATGCGGGCACTGGACCAGTATCCAGACGCGGACGGACTGGCGTTTTACTTTGCGAACGGCTACGTGGGGTTGGATATCGACCATATCGCCGAAGATCTGGAAAAGGTCCAGCGCGGCGATACCGACCCCGACAATCTGGTTACTAAGGCACACGAGCTGACGCATGGTTCCTACATGGAAGTATCCATGTCCGGTGAAGGAATCCACTGCATCTTTAAGGGCAAGATTCCTGGCGACCGTCGGCGCAAGGGCAACTACGAGATGTATCAGTCAGGCCGATTTTTCGCACTGACCGGCAACACGCTTAATGCCAAGCCTGAGATCAAGTCGCTTGATGATACGGCAATGCGCCGATTATATGACCACTACCTGCATAGCGATAAAGTGGCCGAGTTCCCGAAGAAACAGCCAACGATCGTTGAAAACACGCTCAGCATTGATGAGATCATTGACCGAGCTGAGCAGTCAACCAATGGTGCTCGCTTTAAAGCCTTCATGGAAGGCGGCTGGGAGCCGTTTTATCCGAGCCAGTCAGAAGCAGACCTGGCATTTGCCAACGATTTAGCTTTCTGGTGTGGCCGTGATTTTAACGTCATGGACTCGATTTTTCGGAAATCATCGCTATACCGCAAAAAGTATGACGAGAAGCACGGCAAGACCACGTATGGGATTGCCCTGCTCAACAAGGCGATAAACGAGACCAGTAACGTCTTTAACGCACGTCAACCACTGAATTTAAACTATGATATGAGCTTTTTAAATAAAAAGCGGGACAAGCCTAAACCACCACGCACGTGGGACGATATGGGTAATGCGCTGCGGTTCATCGATATGTATGGCGACAATTTTAAATATTCATACGTAGACAAACTCTGGTACCTATACAACGGCTCATACTGGCAGGTTGACCAGTCAGGCATGGTTGAAAAGTGCGCGGACAGCGTGGTTAAAAACATGGACAACGAAAAGCTCAATATCTGGCCTGGCATGGATGCAGACGATGCGATGGAAAAGTGGGCCAAGTTCAAGACCAAGTGCCGGAGCAATCGGTCCAAGAAATCCATGCTCGACGAAGTTAAGCACCATGTCCCAGTCCTGCACAGTGAGTTTGACAACGACTTGATGCTGCTAAACACCGAGTCAGGCTATGTTGATCTTAACTCGGGTCTCTTAAAGGACCACGACCGCAGTAAGATGTTCAGCCGTCAAACCGTAGCCGAATACACGGACACGATTGACGCACCAGAGTGGGACGAGTTCCTGCACCAGATTTTCAACAATGATGAAGAAGTTATCCACTATATCCAGAAGGCGGTCGGCTACTCAGCCACAGGCTCGACCAAAGAGCAGGTCATGTTTCTACTGTACGGTAACGGGCGCAATGGTAAGTCGGTTTTTATCAACACGATTGCCGACACCTTAGGCTCGTACGCTGAGACGATGAACGTTGAGTCAATCATGGTCAAACGGGCAAGCGGGGTCAACTCTGATATTGCCCGGCTGGAAGGCGCACGACTGGTCATCTCAAGCGAGGCTAACGAAGGGTCACGACTGGACGAAGGCCTGGTTAAGCAGATGACTGGTGGCGACAAGATGGTTGCACGGCATCTGTATGCCAGTGAATTTGAGTTTACCCCACAGTTCAAATTGTGGATGGCTACCAACCACAAACCAATCATTCGGGGCACTGACGATGGTATCTGGCGTCGAATCATGCTGATTCCATTTTTGGTCCAGATCCCTAAAGACAAGGTTGACAAGGATCTCAAGTACAAGCTGCAGCGCGAGGCATCCGGGATCCTTAACTGGATCGTGCAGGGTGCGATGATGTGGCAAAGAGAAGGGCTTGAACCGCCAGAATCGATTAGAAAAGCCAGCGGTGAGTATCGTCAGGAGATGGACGTCATCGAGTTCTTCATCTCTGAAAAATGCGAGAGAGGCGAGGGCTATATGGCACCAGCAAGTGAGCTATATGAAGTTTACAAACGCTGGACTGATGAATCTAGCGAGCATCAGTTTAATAAACAAAAATTCGGCAGTGAGATGAAGGCAAAGTTTAAGTACAGGCGGACAAATCACGGCCGATATTATGAAGGGCTAAAAATCGTCACTGATCCAAGAACCAATTTCTTAAATCAGTGACGGATGTAGTGACGGATGAAATTAAACGTTTTACTCGTTGATACATCAGTATTTATATACTCTTTTTTCCTTAGTGACGGATATAGTAATAAAAAGTATATATAAAAAGATAAAGAAATATATATAGTAAAGACTTTGTTTTACGTGTTCCGTCACTTGGCAGAAAAAACGGTCTTATCCTTACTGCCACAACGGACTAACTCCGTCACTATATCCGACACTAAGTCCGTCACTAAGTTTAAGTGGAGGAAACAGCATGAACAATCTCAAACAATTAACACAGCTAGGGTGGAATCAATGACTCAACCTGAACACATCATTCAAAACAAAATTCGACTGGCGTTGTCAGCCAACCAATGCACGGTCTTCCGCATCAACGTGGGTAAGGTTCGGCTGCCGGATGGTCGATATTTTACCACCGGTGTGCCGGATGGATACAGTGATTTGAGCGGATTCCGCTGGTCAGACGGCAAAGCGTTTTTCATCGAAGTTAAGACTCAGACAGGACGTCCACGTCAGGATCAGATCCAGTTTCATCGCATGCTGACATCGCACGGGATCGTACACGGCATAGCTCGTTCGCCGGAAGATGCAGTGAAGATTGTTAAAGAAGGACTGGTAGGTTATGGATATTGAACGAATTTTACGACACAAGAAGCCGGCTGACGTGTCATTTAGTATTAAGCGTTACTTAGGAGATAAGTGGGCGAATATTCCGGATATATGGAAGCACGGCATTAACAACTGTTTGGATTGTGGATTGCCGACAATGAGATTGGTTTATCAGCAAGCCGAAGTTTACACGATGATATGCATGCACTGCGGTAGGGCACATCGTTACTACGCAAGGAATTTTGCCCAAGCTAAATGGATTTATAACAGTATTGATGAAGATGATTACAGGTGCGCTCAAGATCGGAAGAGCGTCGTGTAGGGAAAGAGTGTAGATC